GAGTATGACTCATAAAAAGAAATTGGTTGCCAAGATAATTTATTTTGTTTTGCCTGTTTATCAAGAACAGAAATTATTTTTTTACAATCGTCTTTTGTTAAAAATTTTTTATAAATAACTATATCTTTAGTAAGTCTTTGTTTATTACTTAAATTCATTTTAATTTATACCATCCAATAAAACTCTATGATATTTTTTATTAACATCTGGCTTTTCGTTTCCAGTATGTTCTAAAATTTCCCAAAAAAATGGACAAGTATATCTAATTCCATTTTCTATTTTGCTTACACCATGAATATAATTCATGTCACCAGGGAAAAAATATGCAGCTCCTTTTTTTGGTTTAAATCTTATATCTTGAATTGGAAAATATAATTCTCCTCCTACATAGTCATCATTTAGGTAAAACAGACTTGATAAATCATAGTAAGGAAAATCGTTTGGAAGTCCAGCGTCTGGTCCAGTGTGTAATTCTTTATCTGCATGTGGATGTTGAAATTGTCCTGGAAGCCATCTTACAATTGTAACTCCAGTAGGCTGGGCAACAACATTATAAAATTTTTCTACAATGGGCTTTAATCTTTGAAAAAGATTCGTTATTATTGGTGCTATATTTGGATCATTTTTATCTAAAGAGGGCTGTGTTGCAACACGATCTTTCCAATAGCTTGCATCATAAACAACAGTTCCATTTTCATTTATATGACTTTCGGTGTCATCCCAAATTTTAATATTTTTTGCTGCTTTTTCAAGAAAATCAATTTCATCATTAGTCATAAAATTTTCTAATTCAACAATCATTTCTTTGCCACTACCAAAAAATCCTGAAGGTGTTATTGATGGTGTTCTTTTAACTACTGTCAAATTATTGCTTATATTATTCATATTAATATTATACCAGACTGCTTTCATGTTGACTTAATATTATTAATTACCCTGAGTTTTAAATTTTTTATTTCATGTGATCCTATAATCTCTCCCTTTTCATTTGTGGCATCTCTATACCAATTTGTGAATTTTCCAGACTCATTCATTTTTTGTGCTGCATCTCCATATTCTTTTTCTTCTTTTTCTCTTTTATTATCTATATCTGTATACTCTATTATTTCAATAGATGAATTATTTAATTCAGACAAAGAAATTGGAATAATTGTTGCAAGTGGAGTGCCTGCTTTTATTAATATTTCTTTATTAGCAGATCTTGCTTTGATTGCTAATGGAAATCTTAAATTTGGAAAGGAAGTACTAACCAAAGAAGACATCGTTTCAAAATCTTCATTAAAATAATTAACAGGGTTAATAGTAAAAAGGCTAAAATTTTTATCTGCTTTAAATATAAGACCAGTATTAAAACTTACGCTACCTTGACCTCTTCTAGTATGGCAAAAATCTTTTCCTTTTAAAATTTTAACATTTTCTAAACAAAGCATATTATAGATTGGCCAATTTTGATGATTAACTCCATTCCAAATAAAAGATATATCATCTAAACAAGATATGCTCCAACCAATTGCATTTGCTTGAGTTACTGGAAAACATCTATAAGCATGCTTTTCTGAACTTTCATCCATCCAGTCTCTTTTAATAGACATTGGTTCAAGTTTCATTCTTGAATAAGATTCTTGCTCAACTAAAATATTGTACACTGACAAATACTCCAATTATTTTATATTTTTTTTCTATTATCTTTTACTGATAAACGCAATTTAGTTACTTCATGCTTTCCAATGCTTATTCCATTTTCATCAGTTGCATTTCTATACCAATCTGTCCACTCTCCAGAAGAATTTACTTTTTGTGAAGCATCGCCATATGATTTATTTTTTTCTTGCCTTATATTATCTGGATCTGAATAATCAAAAATCTGTATTTCAGTTTTATCCATTGCTGATAACGAAATAGGTATAATTGTGGCAACTGGTTCTCCAGCCTTTATCAATATTTCTTCATTAGGAATCTTTGCTTTTATTGCTAGCGGAAAAGCATTATCTAACCACGAAGTACTAATAACCGAAGCAATTGTTTCAAACTTACTATTAAAATAATTTACTGGATTAATAGTGAGCAGACTAATATTTGAATCAGATCTAAAAATTAGCCCAGTATTTATACTCACACTTGATTGACCTCTTCCAGTATATGTAAAGTCTTTTCCATCTATAATTGTTACATTATCTGAAGATGTATCATTAATTCCATTCCAAATAAATCTTATATCTTGATCACACGATAAATTCCAACCAACCATATTTGCTGTTGTTACTGGAAAACATCTATAAGCGTGTTTTTCTGGTGTTGCATCCATCCAGTCTCTTTTAATAGACATTGGAGAAATGTTTACCTGTGAGCCTAAAAGTTTTTCAGCTGTAAGATTTAACATTAATCTTGATCTTCAATATACATTTCTGGAGTATGGAACTTTTTATTATAATCTAACATAGTAACTATAGAATATTTTGTTCCTGACATTACTGGCATTGCTACATGTGGATACATATAGTTTGACGGAAATATATATAAATCCCCAGCCTTTGGCTTAATTTTTAAATTTTGTAATCTAAAATATAATTCTCCACCCTCATAGTCATCGTTAATATATGCTACTAAAGATACTGTACAGTTATATGAAAAACCATGATCATGATGTTCTTGAAAATGTTGACCTGGACCATACTTAATAAAATTAAAAGCTTCCCAGTATTTTAAATCTCCGAGATTATAATCTCTTCTATAGTCATTGACTGCTTGTACTTTAGCATCATAAACATCTTGCCAAATAGCTTGTAATTTTAAAGAGTCTTCGCTAGTATCTGCCTCTATATCTGTTTTTTTAAATTTAAAATCATAACAATCTCTATATTCTGGTATAAGTTGTTGATATCCAACATATGCTGGCATCCAGTGATATCTTTTTCCTTCTGGCGATAATTCTCCAATACCTGCAACAGATCCCAATGTATTTTCAAGCCTATTGATTATATCAAATTCTTTTTTTATAACTCCTCTATAACAAACAATGCCACTTCCAAGATTTTCTTTTTCTACCCACGTTTGCATATTTTTCTCCTTTATATTACAATTATAACATAACGATTTTAGATGTATTTTCTTCTTGACCAGATTTTATTTTTATATACTCCCCCGTCTGGTTTACGGTAAAAATTTGCATTATCAACTAAACTATTTACTATTTGTGTTGAATCTAAAATTTCTATTTTTTGTTTCCAATCTTCTCTCTTAAAGGGAATTATCTGTAAATATGGCGTTCCTGCTGGTAAAATTCCCTCCCACCCTTCTACAATAAAAAATGGAAATGTTCCAAGAATATGTACCTTATCACAATCAACTATTCCAGTTGTATTTAAAAATGGTAAATCAAATCTATTTAGTGGCGTCATAAATAATGCACTATAACCTTCTGGAAGCTCTAGCCCCCATTGTGAATACCATGCAAAATGATCTGCATAAAATCCTTTGGGATGTTCAAATTGTGGCATAGGATTTCTTTTTAAACAAAAATCTTTATTTTTTGTATCTAATACTTCAACATCAATAATACCGTTACTATTTTTAAAAAATTTAATATCACATGGAGTTTTTAAAACATATCCTGTTGCAAATGCATCCATAATAGCTGGACATGCTTTCCATGTTGGAATTTTTCCATAATCATCTACAGTGCCATCTTTTGCTACTGGACATATATCTTTTGTTGCTTTATAATACTCTCCATTAAATTGATTTTTGGCAAATCTATCTGCTTCTTTATACCATAAAGGCATAACGGATTGTGTTGTGGATGGTGCAGATAAATCTTTCTCATTAATCCATGGCCTATATGACTTAAATGTAATTATATTTTCATTTAAGTTAAAATCATCAGACAACTTTGGTATGACCTAACTCATTAATATCTGTCATAACAACCACACAATATTTTGTTCCAGACTTCATTGGTAAAGAGGCATGCTCATATATATAATTAGAGGGACATAAAACTATTTCTCCAATTCTTGGTTTATATATAAGATTATCTAATCTAGGAAACTTTAATTCTCCACCTTCGTAATCTTCATTAATGTATACTACACAAGAAACTGTACAATTGTATGCTGGACCATGATCTGCATGAACATTAAAGTGAGTGCCTTCGCCTTCATACTTGACAAAATTAAAAGCCTCATAGTAAACAACACTTATTCCCCAATATGTAGCATAATCATCTACACAATACTTTAATTTTTCATATATTTCTTTATGAAGATCTAAAAATGGTGCATTATGCTCATCTCTTGGACCCAAATCTGTTTCTTTGTATTTAAAATCTACACAATCTCTTGCTCGTTTAATTGGGGTTGGAGAATTTGTAACTGTTGCATCAGACCACTTATATTTACCACCTTTAGACAAATTTGATTCAAGAATATCTATATATCTTTTAGAATCTTCTAATGAAAAAACATTTTTGTAAACATTAACACCTA